GTTGCTTGGCGGGCCTTAGCGGTATTACAAATATATTTGGATAAGAAATAAATAAGGTGGCAATTAGCCACTTTTTTTTCTTTAAATGTTAAAATAATGTTAAATTCTGTTAATAGATAGTTCATAAACTAAATAAGGGTTGTACATTTACATCATAATCAAAAACAAATATTATGAAAGGAATCAAAAGAATTATCAAGGCAAAGTTAGTCAAGTTAAATATAAAGCCTGTTAAGGTTATTGTGTTACAGACGGGGTTAGTATGTGAGCATTTTGCAAACGGAACAATTAAAATTATATAATATGAAAAAATTTATAACATTTTTATCTCAAGTATTAATAGGGCTTATTTTTTTAGCGGGTACTGTATTCTGCTGCTTAATGTTATTGTCAATGGTTGTTAAATTATTTACAAATTAGATATGAAAGAAAAAATAAAAGATGTTATTAGAAAAATAGCACCATCTTTTGAGATGACGAACGACAGTAGGCACCCTTTGCCAAATGAAGTAACTTTGTTTTTAGATAATGGTATTTACTTTATAGAGTTAAACTTAAAGCATAACGTTCTAGAGGCTTTAGTTTGGGAAGGAGAAGAGTTAATTGAAATAGATGCAGACTTTATTTACGATTATTTAACAGAACTTTTAAACGATCAAATAGATTTAACGCAAAGGTATTACGACGAAGAGAGTTATGAACAACAAGATAATTATTATATAAAATAAAAAATGAAAAACGATTTTAAAAAATTAAACGAAAGAGTAATTAGTTGGGCAGACAGTAGAGGGATTTTAGAAAAAGCAACACCATTGGCACAAATTTCTAAAACAGAGGAAGAAGTAGCAGAGACAAGGGAGGCACTCTTTGCACAAGATAACGGATTAGAATTTTATTTTAATTCTAAAGGAGTTAGAAAAAACCCAAAGGAGGAAATAATGGACGGATTTGGCGATGTTTTGGTAACTGTTTTAATTGGTTGCAAGCTTCAAAAAATAGACCCACTAGAGGCGCTAAGATTGGCTCTTGAAATAATAGAAAAGAGAGGCGGTAAAATGATTAACGGAAAATTTGTAAAAGATGAAACTAACAGGAAAATGTAAAGTAGATTTTGAGAAGTGGTACATAGATTTTTTTGCAGACGAAGACTATCTATACTACTTTAATAAATGCGGACATCCATCCGAGCAATACGGTGTGTCTGTAGATTTCTTTGATAGTGTAGGTATTAATTTAGAAGTTAACAAAAGTAGGTTTATATCTATGTATTATGTTTATGTAAATATGAAAACAGTTCCCACAGAAACAGTTAAAACAAGACCAGAAGCAAGAAACTCAGCAATAGAAAAAGCAAACGAAATTTATAATAGTATAAAATAAAAGATATGAACACACAAGCAAAAGATTACAATTCAGAAGAAGCGGACAACATATTAGCAAAGTATGTAGAGTTAACAAATATGCAGATCACAAGCAAATCAAAGAAAACAAAGGAAGCGTACACAAGAGCGTTGTTTTACAAGGTTTTAATGCAGTTTAACTTTATGAATGACAGACAAGCATCGGATTACTTTTTAGACAAAGGAGCGATTAGAAATAGGAGTTCTATATTTCACGCACTTTCAAAGATTGATATGTATTACACAACGTACAAGGATTTTAGAGATGTTTACAACATTTACTTTGATGATAAACTAATTGAGAATAAATTGATCGAGGACAAACTAAAGGCAAAGCATAATGGATTAAGTTCTAGACTTAATATAAATATACCAAACTATAATAACGACTCCTTACAACTGCTTATAAACAGTTTACCGGACAACAGAAGAGACGAAGTGTTTGAGATAGTTGAACTAAGGGTAAAATCTTGGGCGTGGAAAAGTAGAGATAAATGTGAGATAATAGAAAGTACATAGGGGATAAGTGCAAATATATTTTAATAGGATGAGCAAAAGATGTGAACTACAAAAAGAATACTACAAAGAGTTTGGTAGCTACAAGGGTTCTGGAAAATACGCAGACCATTATGTAAGCTGGTTAGAAAGCAGGATTTTAGCATTAACTATTAAGAACGATTATAAATAATAAAAAGAGTTTAGTATATTTTGTAAATTGTCAGTTTAAAAGTATTATATAATTATATTGTTATATTAAACACTACTTTAATATTTACGCATCCCTTTATCCTAATGTATTAATTCATAAAAATACATTTATATGTGCTTGGGTGTACTATACTCTTTTTTCAAATACCTTTAAATATGGAAGCAACAGAATTAAGAATTGGGAATTGCGTGTTTAACAATAAGCAAATACAAGTAAACTCACAGCATATAAAATGGTTTGATGAGGGATTGTATCATTTATTACCTATGCCATTAACAGAAGAGTGGTTGTTAAAGTTTGGGTTTGCATACGATGGTTTTTGTTGGTCGTTTAAACTACATCAAATAAGATTAATTGTAGGTTCGCCTTATCCTTATTGGATAGATAGTTCTTATATTTGTGATATAGAATACGTGCATCAATTACAAAACTTATACTTTGCATTAACGCAACAAGAATTACTGTTAACAACTTAGTTTTATTTTATTTTTTATATAGCTTATCTTTATATAAATAAAGTTATATGCTAGAAAAGATTTACAGTTCACACAAGAAATGGATTAACACAGTTTTAAAATTTGGATGCACAAAAGATGAGGCAGAAGATATTGTTAGTAGTATGTACCTTATTATTGGTACAATGCTAAAAAAAGGTTTAAATATTTCTTATGGAGATGACGTAAATTATTACTATATTTATCTTACGTTAAAAACTACATTCTTACAGATGAAGAACAAACAAAAGAAAGAGGCAAAAGTGCATATTGATTTAGTTTTAGATTTAGAGTCTTCCGAGTATATTGATTTTGATGAGGCAAACGAAAGAGTACAAGAAGAGTTGCAGACTTTACATTGGTACGATAGAAAAATATACAATTTAGTTCAAGATGAATATTCAATAACGGAACTATCAAAGAGAACCAATATAAGTTATCACAGTATTTATAATACATTTAGAAAGGTTAAACAAAAATTAAAAGAAAAGATATGAAAAAAATAACAACAGTATTAATACTAATCGTATTATTTGGATGCTCAAAAGATGTTGAGACAAACATTGACTGCGGATGCAAAGAGGTAATTGTAAGAACAGTTGCAGAAGTATGTAATGGAGGTGCTAACCTTTGTATTGAAGAAACAAAGACAGCCGTAAGAGATTTAGAAGGATGCTACACAAAGCAAGAGATTACTAATAATACAGTCACTATATCAAAGGAAAGTTATAGAACTGTTAAATGCAGAAGAACGTTATGACAAACGGAATAGTAATATTTTTAGCAGTTATGTCTTTAATAATGTTTTATAATTATTTAAAAAATTAAATTATGGAAGGAATTATAGTAATAATATCAGTTGTAATTATTGTTATAGCTGTTAGAAAATTGTAAGATATGAGACTTGGAGACTTAATAGAATTGATTACAAGATACACAGGTATTAAATACATTGTTAAAAAGATATTTGGCGATGATTGCGGGTGTGATAAAAGACAAGAACAATTAAATGAAATTGAATTATGGTAACAGCAAAAGAAAAGGCAGCAGATAAAAAAGTATGGAAAGAAGTACTAAAAAGAATAACAAATAAAATAACAAGAGCAGACTTAAAAGTAATGTTTCAACTACACTCAAAGCATTTTAACCACAAATACCAAGAGCCTTGTACCTGCAACAAAGAAAAGTTAAGGTTATGGATAAGCGAACTAAATACATTTTTTAAACTATGAAAAAAGAAATACTAGAATTACTAAAAGAAACAATTAAAGAGAATTGTTATTTAAAAGGAGAGGTAGGAGACTTGCAGAAACTTACAATGGAAATTGAACATATGAAAAATCACATTAATATATTAAAGGGAGAGTTATCGGAAGAAAAAGGAAATTGGGTGTTTGAAAAAGCAAAAAAATAATTATGAAGCAAAAGAAACATACAGTATCAGAAAAGATTAAAGCACTTGAAAAAGCAGTATATCAAACTCACTTAGAAGTTGAGGGATTAATGAAAGCAGTGACTGCAATTATAAATGCAATAGAAGAAACTAAGCCAAAAGAATAAAAATATAAACCTCTACTAAAATAGGGGTTTTTTTGTATTATATAATTAATAGTTAATTTATTTTAAATGGAGGATAAAAGAAAAAGCAACGGGGGACACAGTACAAAATCAAAAGAAGGATCAATTGATAAACGCAAGAATGAATACAGAAAAGCACTTGAAGAAGCATCGACAAAACAAGATGTGATTGATGTCATTAATATGATAAAGACCAAGGCAATAAAAAGCAAAGACGTTCAAGCAGGAAAACTGTTTTTAGAATACTATATTGGAAAACCAAAAGATAGTGTTGACATTACAACAAACGGAGATACTATAAACATACCCGTTATTACTTTTAGAAAGTCTTAAAGCCTATGAGTGGAATAGTTATAAATGATTTATTTGAGCCTTTGCGTTCTTCTAGTGCTCGTTACTATATTGTAACAGGTGGTAGAGGTTCTGCAAAGTCTTACAGTACAACTTTGATAGAGGCAACAAATACTTTTGAAGAAGGCTACAATTGTTTATATACGAGATATACAATGACCTCAGCCGAGTTGTCTATAATACCAGAGTTTAACGAGAAGATTGAGTTGTTAAATTCTTCTGATTGTTTTGACATTACAAAGAAAGAAATTACAAACACAGTTACAGGAAGTAGAATATTATTCAGAGGTATTAAAACATCAGCAGGAAACCAAACAGCAAATTTAAAATCTTTGCAAGGAATATCAACTTGGGTACTTGACGAAGCAGAAGAAATGGTTGACGAAAACGAATTTGATACTATTGACTTATCAATACGAAGCAACGTGCAACAGAATAGAATAATACTTATTTTAAATCCTGTTACAAAAGAGCACTGGATATTTAAAAAGTTCTTTGAATCAAAAGGAGTAACAGAAGGTTTTAACGGAATTGTTGGAGATGTGTGCTATATTCATACCACTTATCTAAACAACATAGAGAACTTACCAAAAT